CGCTACTGTTTGTGTTCGGGAGACTTAAGTGATCTTCATTAACCACTGCACCATTGGCAGCGACAAGTTCTGAATCACCTACAGTTGGCTGTAGGTTTTCAAGCGTAGCATGATAAATTAAAGCCATAGTAAATCCCCCTTATTATTATTATTGTTATTATTTATTTTCATATTTTTTTCTCCTTTGTTATTATTAATAGAAATAATAGAAAATATTATTTTTTTAGGGTTTTCTAAACTTAATTTTAATTGCCTACCGTTAGGTAAAAAAACCATTAAAAAACCCCTTTTAAGAAAACATAAATTTTCAAAAAAATACGAACACAATCTGCGAACAGACTTGTTCGCCCTAGATATATCACCCACCTTTGAAAAGCCAAAAAAAGATAATTAATTTGACAAAAAAATAAACCTTGTAAGAAATCTTACAAGGTTTCATTTAAAAAGTTAAGTTTTTCAAAAAAAGATGACTATTAGCTATCTCTCCAAAGATTATTGGATGCATACTTGATAATCTCGTTGGCAGAGGCTTCATTGTAGCCATATTCGTCTATCAAGGTCTGTACCATTTCGCTGTACTTGCCCTGTTGCTTTTTATCTCGCGATTTTGATTTGGTGACAATCCTGGAAATATCTCGAACAGAATCCAGAAGTTTGTTTTCAATAGCCTCTTTTAGCGGGCCATATGAGGTCCAATCAATTTGTTCCCCCTTTCTCAATTTCGCGAACATGTAGGCTGTGATATCTGCACGGAAATTTTCTCGTGCGGATCCGATTATCCCAATCTGTTCCTCGATTGATTGTAGGAAATCTTCATCTGCATGCATTTCTTCATTTGTCACCTTATCTTTGACCTTGACACCATTAACATATGCCTCGGCATGGTCCAAGTAATTATTGAACAAAGACTCTGCCTGCTCTTTATAAGCAGAAACAAAGGCTTTCGTAATTTCTGTCTCCAACATCTTAAGATACTCATCATGAAGCTCTTTTTGCAAGAATGAAAGGTATTTCTCCCTCAGATCTTCGACGACAACCTGCTCTTTGACTTGTTTGATCAAAGCGTCCCTTATGGAAATTGGTGTTACCATATTGTTTTCAGAATCAGTAACTGCAGCATCAATTGATTTCATGATAAACCTTGTCGAAATCCCAGTCATGCCCTCGTCGCGGACTTCTTCACGAAGGTCTTCAATATCAATCTTTTTAATATAGCCCTTTTCGACCACCTCTTGTCCATTGTAAATTTTCATCTTAGTGAGTGGGTCCACTTTGTTGGAGGGCTTAAGTCTGGACAATACAGAAAACATTGCTGCGATTTCCAGAGTGTGTGGTGCGATGTGTGCATCAAAATCGGACTCATCCAACAATTTCTGGTAGATCTTTTGCTCTTCTGTCACTTCGAGACAATAAGGAATATTCACTCTGACGATTCTGTCTAAAATCGCTTCATTCGTGGTCTCTGATTTAAATTTGATCCACTCTGCCTCATTGCAATGTGCAAGGATAACACCATCAAAGTAAATCATCGCACCTTTGCCGGGTGACGGGACTGCCTTCTCTTGTGTCGCAGTAATCATTGTGTGCAAAAATTCAATCTCGTTTTTGAAGACCTCGACAAATTCAACAATTCCACGATTTCCCACATTAAATGCCCCATTTAGGCTTAAAGCCCTTGGATCGTCCTCTGGGTAGAGGTCTAATTTTGAAATGTCCTCTGACCCCACTAGGATGCTTGTGTCCTGTGTGTTGGCATCCATCGGAGGAACAACTCCGATGCCCCTGCGACCTCGAATAGAAAAACTTCTCTCCACCACTGGATATTCCATGTAATTACCACCGTGTTCTTCGAGGAGCCTGTGGCGGCAGACAGGGCATAGATCTCCCTCAATCTTGATTCCGTAAATTTCCTGGAACTCTGCACGGAGTGAGCGAGGTATTAAATGCAGTGGTTCCTCATTAATCGGACAATTGCCAAGTGCATATAGGGGCCCGCTCTTTTCAAGGGCTCGCTTGATATGTTCAACGAGGGCGGATTTACCCGCACCAACTGGGCCCAGAAGTAGCAAGACTTGCTTACTTTCCTCGCCTTTCATGGCTGCAGAGTGAAGATATCTCATCACCTTGGCCAGTGGGCGCTCCATCCCGAAAAACTTGCTCTGAAAATAATCATATGTTTTTAGCGACTCTCCGTTGAAAAGATTGTTGCATCTTGAGTCATCTTCCGACATTCTAGTGATGCCGTTGGAGACAATTGTGTTATAAAGCCGCTTGTGGGCCAATATACTAATTGCTTTATCTTTCTCCAGCAGAGAAAGATAATCCTCAAAAGTTCCGGAGAACTTCTCTCTTTTGCTGGTTTTCTTGTGTTTTTCGGCGAGAGCCATAAATTTATCTGTCTTAGTTTTGTTAGTCATTTTAAAATTCCCATTTTTCGCCCTCTATAAGGGTCACAAACTCTACATTATCGTTCCACAAATAACATATATGATTATATACCTTATTTGCGTATGATAGTTCCAAATCCCTGCCATCATGTTCATGTTTAATAAAAAGAGTATTGGTCTTCTTTTCATAGTCCTCAACATATACAATCGGAGCCGAATTCAGCCCCACATTGCTAATTAGAGTGTCGCGGACGCTTTTCCACCCTTCTTTGTCAGAAATTTCTTTTATTGAGTAATTTCCTGACATTTTCTCGTAAGAATAATTGAACAGGTTTAATTCTTGACAAATTTCTTCATCCAAATATTTTCGAAGAAACGATTCATCGTCATGTGTCTCTCTCACAAGAAGACACTCATCAAATCCCCACTTTTTCTCGATATTCTTAAATATGGTGTATCCCAAGTGATATGGATTGACTCGGCCGACGATAGGACGGACAACCTGATTATGAGTTTTGAGGAAAGCTAGATGGTATTTATCAGGAAGTTCAAGATCATACATAATTTTTTCATGTATCATGACTGCCCACCCTTCATTCATAATCTTTGTCTGACCTTGTGGGACAAAATATTTCGAGCGGCGCTCTACCATTTCCATCAAATCTCTTTGCCAATCCTCTAAATCTCGGGCATTATCTTTTATGAAGGCGAGCAGATTATAATCCTTCTTCACCAAACCCACATCTAAATTGAGCTGCCCTTTTGTTTTTAAAAATAAATCTTTCTTGGCCTCTTCCTGGCTTATTCTTCGAATGCCAGGGGTGCGAGGTATCTGATATTGTATAGCGTGACATGCATCTAGCATACCCTCCACCTTTTCGATACCGATATTTGGATTCTCAATATATTCTTGCACCCTCTTGGCGGCTGATTTAAATCGAGAAATGATGTTATTTGGATCTGTGTTTTTGAACATTCTATTATTCTTGAAGAAATCTGAATGTCCTACACAATGGGACATAGTAAGTAAATGTGTACTCATGGGGTTTTCAAGCATCAGATATGCTATCGAAGGATTGGAATTAATGATCATCTCATATGGCAAACCTTCCATTCCCAAATTATATCGAGTTATTGTTCTTTCAAAAGATTTACCAAAGGACCAGTGCCTATAGTGGGTTGGTAGTCCAGTGTATGCCATGGCTCCAATCATTTCATGATAATTCAAAATCTCATATTCGATAGGGAACCAGTCCAAGTCATATTTTTCTTTGGCTATTTTGCATATTCTATCATCCCACTCTTGTAATTCCTTGATGCTCCAATCTTTCATCAGTCCTTTCCTCCAAAAATGTGCTTGAAAGACATCCAGATGTGAGAGGGCTTTGAAATTTTAACCCTCTTAAAGCTGCCGTCGGTAATTTTGGTTAATTTTTGCCATAAATTGGTAGTCTCGCTCTGACTGTACTTAAAAGATTTACTCAAAAAAGACAGATCTGATTCTGGATGTGACCTTGGGTCTATTTCTGCATAACATACCATTTGGCTTAAATCCTTTATTTCATCAAAGAGCCGAACGGTTTTCTCGTCGTCAAAAGACCAATTTTCTCCGTCGCCGGAATAGAAAGTGTAAATATTCCAACTGGAAGGGTGATATCTCTTGGAAATAATGTCCTTTGTCATCTGGAGTGCGGTGGACATAACTGTGCCCCCCATAGAACCCCTTTTAAAGAAATCGTCCTCGCTCACTTCCTTTGCTTCCGTGCAATGTGATATAAAAACAACATTTATGTTGTCATACTTGTATCTCAAGAACTGATATAACAGGAAATAAAAGCTTCTTGCCATATATTTTTTGTCTTTCCCCATAGAGCCGGAGACATCCATTAAAAAGAAAATCACAGCAGAGTTATTCTGGCGGGGCTTCATTTTAGTGTGCTTGTATTTTAAATCGTCCTCATGAAAAGGGAATCTTTCACCCGAATCGGGGTCGAAAGTACCCGCAGAGACTGCCATCTTCTTCCTGCGGATTTTTCGCTTTATGGTTTCCTTTTTTGAGAGTCTTGATCGCATACCCTTCTTTCTGAAACCACTTCTTTTTGGCTTATGGTCCTTTATAAACCTGAATTTTTTCTTTTCCAAGTCTGGAAGTTCCAAATCTTGAAAGAGATATTCTGCCAACTCGTCAAGTGTGACTTCAACTTCATAATATTCGTCACCCTTGTCCTTTGACCCCTTCTTGCCGGGTGCCTTCCCCTTCTTTTGGCCGCCTTTTCGCAGTATTTGCCCTCTCTTGATCTTCTTATCGCCGGCTGCACCTGTTTTCTTGTTTTCCTCGTTTTCCCCATAGACTAATTGATATTCTTTTATGCCCTTGACAGGAATTTTCACTTTCTTTTTCCCATCTTGACCGATTATTGATTCGTCAGCGATGACATCTTTTATTCCTTCCTTCAGAGCCTTGTCTATCTTCTGTTTGTGGCGTTTCCTGTCTGCTGCAGAGCGATCAGCTGTTGTTTTATGTTCTCTAAAAATGCTCATACTACTGTCAAGACCTCAAATAAAATCCTTTCCCCACTATTAATCTTGTATGAACTGTAGAGTAGTCCCTCATTGACATAATACTCTGCATCGGTTGCGATGCCTCCAGGTCCAGTAAACTCTTGGCGGGCACCATTTAAATATACCGCACTGTTTGCAAGTAATACTTCCCCCGTATATTCCAAATAAGAGTTTAAGGCTGTATCGGCAGGGATATCACCGACGGCATCATAGCAGTATATAACCCTCACAACCGAATGTGTGTGATAAGGTCCAGAATAGGTATCCTCTGTCTCCGCATTTGTCAAAGCAGCGATAGTCGTACTATCTAGCACCGACATGTCCATTATTCCTCTTCTGGTTCTTATACATTTCGCCGTAATCTGGAAAAGATGGTCCACTTGGCCAAACAATTGTCGGTCTTCTGTGAGTGATACGATTTCATAAAAGGAGTCTCCATATTGGACATAATCCCCCTCCCTCAACATTAAATCTTGATCTTCGTGGAGGCGGCGATTGTGGAACCTTACAGTTATCGACTTCTCTTTGTCGAGGCCGTAATTTTCAGTGGTGGTTTTTATACCATCAAATTCTACTAGGACGTACACCCTGACAGGCGGCAGAAAACTCTTCTCTACAGCTTCGCCGTATAATGGGTGGAAATTTGTGTAATCCATGGAGATTGGCAAATAAGTGATTTGCTGGCCGACGATTCTTTCGAGAAGTTCATCATTTACCTGCTTTACTAGATTTCTTTCCTTCTCACCCAGGAAGAGGGGAGGGGGAGGATTTGATGGTTTTGTCCACTTATTGTCTTCTGACACTTTCAGTATTCCTTTTTGTCACTTAACATCACTCTTTCATTCGTAAATCTAAATTGAGCTGCTGACTCCCTAATGGTCATTTTTGGTTGATCGTCATTAGGTCCTGCACCCATCAGGTACCCTATCACCCTCAAATTTATGGTTGTCTTGAAATTCCTTTCCTCTTCAGATAAACTGGAGATATTGTTTTCGAGTCCGAAGTCACCTTCTATAAATCCTTCAAACTTATGTCCATCGCGAGTGATAAAAAAGTTGTTTATTTGGCCAGTTGCCGCAAAGAATGGGGATATAATCTCATTCATCTGTTGCTGGTATTCGGTGTTGATGACCAATTTGTAATTCATAATAACATATGTGGGGAGAGGCATCGTTATTGTCTCATAGACCACCTTGCCGTCCTTATATGGGTAAGTTTTTTGCTTGTAGAGCCTTTTTGCATCAGCATTTTCAAAATTAGCTGTTTTTTCCTGCTGGATTCTACGAGCTACAGTAATTGCTCCGCCTTTGGCATCATTCTCTCTAGGTATATTTGCCCAAACCACACCTTTCATGTTTGGATCCTTCTTGATTGAGGACCTTTCGATGCTTATAGCCGGTAATACAAAAACACCATTGCTTCTGAGGTCCTTATTGTCCTTCACTTGAAATGCACGTTCCGGCATTGACCAAATAAGGGGAACCTTTTTCCATCCTTCATTTGTGTTGCAGAAAATATCCAACTTTTCGTTAAGCCAGTCATAAAGAGCCATATCAACTGTTTCAATAGTAGACGGCATGAAGGTAATTTCCTTCAGTGCCGGGTCAGATTCCTTCTTCTTCGTATCTTTAAAGTACGGCCGGAAACCTTCATATTTGCCTTTTCTGCTACTCATATTTCACTACCCCTGGAAAATTGTCATTGGTACTTTTTTCTGAACATTCTCTACTGCTTCCACTTTTTCTGCATCAGATTTTGCTATCTCTGTGTAGGTTAATTGGTCCAATATGTCTTTCAATTCCTGTCTCAGCTTTTCTTGCTCATCTTTAGCTTGTGAAAGAAGTTCACTGGCGTTAAGATTAACAGACTCGCCCGGAATTGGAATTGCTGCAAATTTTCCACGAATTTGACCTAAAGTTTCTTTTGAGAGAGCCAGGGCAAATCGTCGAATCCACTGCTTTCCTATCGCATTAATATTTTCATAAGTGATGTTATCAAATGGGATGGTATTCATGTTATTGATGCCATCGGTGCCATTATCGAAATCATCATTGTTCTCCCACGGTGCCGGGACCACTGAAAAGTCAACCCACATATATCTGTAGGTGCTAACAAGTTCTGGGGCTGGGAATATTCTCAATTGATTATTTTGCAATTCATATGAACAATGAGATAGTCTAGTGTAGATATGATCCTCAAAGGCCATGGCTTGTAGCTTATTTTGCCATGCCGGAATTACTTCAAAGGTAGAATCATCTGTATATTGTCCATAGTGATTCATATTTCCGACGACATTAAGACCTCCGAAATAACCAAAGAATCGCCACATAGCATGGGGGGTTTTATAATAGACTTTTTTGACGAGAACTCTCTTATTCTGCACCTTGCCGGCATATGGAACTGTATTTCCGATTGGATCCACTCCGCCGGCGGATGATCCAGAGATGATGGCCTGCAAATCATAATCTTGTTGACTCTGTATGAGTTCAAATGAAGCAGAATAGATAGGGATTGTACCTCCAACATTCGCCTCGAAAGAAAAACCGTCAGAAACCCTTCTTGCATATTCAAACATAACTCTGGGGAATTTAAGATTGACATCTTCTGGGCCTGTTAGCCTTTCTCCTTCGTGATCGAAGGTGCCAGTCGCTTGGCCGAGGACATCTGACAAAATGTTTTTCGATTGGTGCAAATTCATCAAGTAGCTATATTCCAAGACTGCTTCTTGGTAATTGGCATAGACATTTGTCGCGTTTAATTCAATATCTAAAATTTCTCCGCCAAGTTTCCTATAGGTATAGCCCACCTGATCAGAGGCACCAGATAAAAATTGTGTCGAATCGGCATAGACTGCCAATGGTAGCGAATCGGCTACTTCAGATACCGTACCAACAGAAGGCAAAATTGATTTGCTCATCTGGCTTGACGGTGTTAAAGATGGGAATGCCATTTAAATTCCTCCCTAGCATTAAATAGTTGCCACAAACACAAAACCCCTCCACAATTTGTGGAGGGGCATGTAAATGTTAGGTTATGTTATGAGATTATACTAAATCTTGAATAACAACCAATCCATACATATCTGGGCGGACCATTTTCTTCGCATAGCGAGTCATGACACCCTTGCGAGGCACAAAGTCCTCGGTTCCGAAGATTGTAGGAGTCATTTGGAGAGGTACATACGGGGCATATACATATCCGCTTTCAAGGAAAGAGGATCCTTTACGACCTGCCAGTACAACGTTTCTTGGGAAATAAGGATCGACATAAACATCGAACTTCTTGCTCAAGGAACCAACTTTGATTGCCCCAACTTGGCCGCGATCATCGTCATGAGTGACGCTTCCACGGAATCCAGCAGTAAACTCAAGAAGGTTTGCAATTTCAGGTGAACACACGATGAAGTTTGCGCCGCCTCTGAGGGTCTTGCGATGAATTTGTGCTGAAACATCGTTAATTGTCTCAACGAGAGTCTCATACCACTCTGAAACATTACCAGTGAAATCTGGGAATGCTGTCGTAGAAGTGAGAGGAACTCCGGTTACTCTGTTCACGAACTTTCCTGGCAAACGTGACCAGTATAGAGTTGAAGCTGTTGCACCCTTAACAAGGTCTTCCAAGATTTCTTGGTCAATCTCAAGAGCGATGTGCTCTGAAAGAACACTAGTAAGCTCAACCTCTGCATCCAAGTTATGGTATGCATTCAAGTCTTGAGCAAGTTCCGGTGTCCACTTGGCCTTCAACTTTTTAGTCTTGGCTGTGACAGACACTGC